GAGCCTGTATATCCAATGGTCAAGGATGTATTGCAACCTACATTTGAGCAGGTATTAAGGGAAGCAGGATTTGATTATGATTATTCAGCAAGTGATTTAAAGTATAAAGTTAAATGGAATGGTGGTTATGCTCATGTCTTGTTAAGAAGTGCAGAGAATTATAGAAGATGGGCAGGATTAAATTTAGCATTTGGTGGTATTGATGAGGGTGATTTACTCAAAGATGATTATGCGTGGAAAATGTTATTATCAAGGTTAAGAGATGGAAACACATTATCAGCATTTGTTACCACCACTCCAGAGGGTTATAAATGGGTATGGCGTTACTGGGTAGATAACCCTAAAACAGGATATAAACAGATTAAGGCATCAAGCTATGATAATAAGCATTTGCCAAAAGAGTTTTTAGAAACATTAGAAGAAAACTATGACGACCAATTAATAAAAGCATATTTGCATGGGGAGTTTGTAAATCTACAACATGGACAAACATATTATACATTTGATAGAGAAAAGAATGTTGAACAAGTATTATACGACAGGAATAAACCCATCAAGATTGGTATGGACTTCAATGTCGATCCCATTACCTGTGTATTATTACAGGAACATCACCAAACCCCACGAATTAGAGTATTTGACGAAATATCCTTACGGCATACTGGAGGACAAGAATTAATGACACAGCAGTTATGTAATGAGATTAATAGAAGATACCCATTAGGATATAAAAGCGTGTATCCTGATCCAAGTGGAAAGCAGAAGAGAACATCGGCTTATGATACAGACCATGATATAATAAGACAGAATGGTTTTCAGTTAATGGCAAGGAACTCTGCACCGAGTGTTACGGATAGAGTGAACGCTGTTAATAAATTATTAAACGATTGTATTATTGATGATAAATGCAAGGGATTAATTAGAGATTTAGAGCAAGTGGTGAACAAAGAGGGAACGAGAGAAATAGACAAGTCAAATAAGGAATTGACGCATTTTTCAGACGGATTTGGTTATTATGTTGAATATGAACATCCGATAGCTAAGCCAATAACAAGGACATATATGGCATGATATATTTCAATAACTCCAAACAAGCAATAGACCAATCACTAAGCCACTTTAAGGATACAAACATTAAAGCCATGTTTAAACACAGGCAGAAATTAATTAATTATTATCAACATCAAAACACAGACCAATATATTAAGGATTATTTCGGTGGGACTCTGCAAAAGGAAATCCCATTATATACAACTTCAATTACGAAGAAGATTGTTAATAGAATATCAATGGTATATAAAGATGTACCTGTAAGAATGTATAATGGTGAAGTTAATCCTGATATTGATAGCTTATTTTTCAGAAAGAATTATCAATTAAAAACGATTGAGCGGATACATAATTTAGTTGGGACGATGTTAATTCAATGTATATGGAATGAGTACGAAGAAAAGATTGAGTATAAGCCGATATTGGAATATGAAGTAACATTAAATCCTGATAATCCATTACAGGTAATGAGTATTTTATATCCGATACATAAAACAACGGATGATATTCACAACCATCAGCAAGATGTGTTTGCATACTGGACAGCAGAAGAACATTATCATATTCAGGAAGATGGTAAGATAATTAAGATTAATGATGATAATATTAATCCGTATGGATTATTACCATTTATTACTGTTCAACCAAATAGTATTATTGATGAATATTTTAATATCGGTGATGGTTCTGATATTGCTATTGCTAATCAGCAGATAGATATATCAATGACTATGTTGCAACATCATATAAGGTCAGCAGGTGGTCAATATTGGGTTAATGGTCGGACTGATAGTGATAAAATACAACTTGGATTAAATAAAGTTGTTGAAATACAAGACGGCACACTTAATTCAATAACTAATTCCACTAATATTGATTCTATTATGAAAGGTATTGAGCATCAAATACAGCATGTATGTAACAATCATCATATTGCATTTGATTTTGGTATAAGTACGCAAAAGTCAGGTGTTGCAATTAAGTTAGAGAATTTAGAATTATTAGAAGCACGGCAGGACGATGTGGAAAAGTTTCGCATTGTAGAAAAGGGACTGCATCAAATTGAATCTGCAATTATTCAAGCACACATGGGGCAAACATTACCTGAAATATTTAATATTGATTTTACTGAGATTGAATTTCCAGACCCTGAGCATGAAATGGCTCAATGGGATTGGTGGATTAAGAATGGAATTAAAGATAAGATTGATTATATCATGGAAAAAGACCCTGATAAATTTGAATCAAGAGAAGAAGCAATTGCATATTTAGATGAGCGAATAACCCAAAGAGCAGAACGAACAAACATATTCAGCCTAAGACAGACACAGCCTAATGCCGATATTAGTTAATCATCTAAAAGAGATTGACGAATTAAAAGACCAAGTAAAGCAAGAAGCTGAAAAGGTCTTAGATGTTATTGATTTAAATGTCTTGATGAAATTAGATACTGCAGGAAAGCATCAATATTTAAGGGAAATATTATTAGATTTATGGGAAACGCAGAAACCTGCAATTATTAAATCATGGGAATTAGGCGAAAAGAAAGCAAAGGCAATATTAAATGCCATCGATTAAAGTAAAAAAGAATATTAACTTTAAAAAATTAGACTTCCATCGTGAAGTCAATTTAGTTATTGATTTAATTAAGCTGGATATTATGCAAGGTATTGAGCAAGGTATTGATATTAATAGCAAGATGTTTAAGAAATTAGCACCCTCAACGATTGAAAGTAAATCGAAGAAAAATTACCCACATCCAACAACGCCATTATGGGCAACAGGATTAATGCGTAACATTTATACAAAGCCAAGAGCAACAGCGAGTAAACCGAGAGCAAATATAGGTGTTGCTAAAGATAGGGTTGATATTGGCAGGAAACATAATGAGGGTGATAATGTTCCAAAGCGTGAATGGTTTGGTATTGGATCCAGAGCCAAAGCAAAGATTGAACGGCTATTAGCAATAGAATTAAAAGAAAAGTTACGGATATGAATATTGAGGACTTGCGAGAATATATGATGATTTCCGTTGAAGCAAGTGTAATCAGAACAACGGCAGACATTGAAGAGTTTGCAGGACTTATGGAAGCAACAGGTGTATCTGATATTAATATTTTAAAAGAATTAAAAACAGATTTAAAAGATAAAGGTCGTATTTTCGGGGCGTTCTCAAATAAAAGTAAGTCAATTATGGCAAATGGTGTTGAGAGTGCAGGAGATATAGCGGTCGGTAATGTATATGCAGATGCAGGAGTTAAGCATTTATTATGGGTTACAGCAGGTGGTAATGTTTGTCCTGATTGTGATAATCGTGAGGGCGTGACAGGAACGGCTGAGTATTTTCAATTAATTGGAGAACCTAAAAGTGGGTTCTCTGTATGCAGGGAACATTGTCAATGTGAATTAGTACCCATTGAATACAGCGATGAGGGAACAAAAATTATTAAAGAAAAGAAATAATTATTTTATTTAATCAAAAAGGAGTTATATTATGAGCGTCAATCCAAATGACAAAAAACAGGAAACAGCCAATCCAACTGGCTCTAATCAGGGCGAAGCCAATCCTACTGGCGATAATCAGGAAACTAAAACTGAACATTCAATACCTTATTCGGTTTTCAAGCAACAGAAAGATGAGTTAAATGCTTTAAAAACGCAGATGTCTGAACTTAGTGAGGAACGACAGAAGCAAAAAGAGGCAAAGATGCAAGAACAAGGTCAGTTAAAAGAGTTGTTGCAGGAAAAGAACACATTGATTGAAAAGCAAGAAAGCCAATTACAAGAATGGGCAGGTTATAAAGCGAGTAAGCGTGAAAGTTTACTGGAACAGATACCTGAAGATGATAGAATCATTTATTCAGACTTAAATTTAGAAAAATTAGAGGCTCATGTGAATAAGACCATAAAAACAACGGTTCAACACACATCGAAAGCAACCAATCAGAGAACGCAAAATGCGGAATTTGGCGGTTATGCTAATTGGCAGGAGTTTGCGATTAAAGACCCTGTTGGTGCTGAGAAAGCCTTAAATAATAGGAGATAGTAATGGCGGCAGTCACAAATCAAACGGATACAGATGTTGCGGTAGGATATGCGAGTGGCATAACTACTGCAAAGGCAATTATACAATTTAACAAAGCAAATGTAACTTTTCCACTTGTTTCAACAGAATATGCGGTAAAAGGAACAACAAATGTATCATTCCCTGAATGGTCAAAACTTGCAGTAACAAGTGTTACAAATAACGCAGCAGGATCAGAGGGTGATAAACAAGATGCAACAGCATTAACCTCAGTTGCTAATACAGTTGAAGTATTGAGAAATAATATCAATGCAGAATTAACTGATTTAGTTGCTCATGGTACTTCTGAGGGTGCATTATTACAAGCAGGTCAAGTATTAGGAAATACTGTATCTGCTGAATTTGATAATGCTGTATGTGCATTATTTGATGGTTTTACAACTTCAAAAGGAACATCAACAGATGGCTTGAAATTCTTGGATATTATGGATGCAGTTGGTTCATTAGAACAGAACGATGCACCACGACCTTATAGTGCAGTATTACATCCATTGCAGATGTGGGGTTCATTTGGTTTATCGAATGAATTAGGCGGTTCTGCTGTTAATGGTAGTAACGCAGTATTTAATGCAAATAATATGGCAAGTGACCAAATATTTGGTACAGGCTTTGTTACTTCATTAGGTGGTGTTAATTTCTATACTTCTTCACAAGTGCCTAATGGTGCAGATGCAACTGAGAAAAAAGGTGCTGTATTTGCTAAGACTGCTATTGGCGCAGGACTTATTGATACTGGTGGCGGAAGTTTCATCGAGATTAAAAGTGAACGAGATGAAAAGTCTGCATCAACAATTATAGTGGCAAATGGTTATTGGGTTGTTACTGAATTAGTTGATTTGCACGGCGTCGAAATATATACTGAAATATCTTAACTGATTGATTAAATAGATGGGTAGAGGGTGGACTTTTTCACCCTCTATTTATATCATGAAAGATATAGGAAACTTAAATAATAAAGAATTTGGTGTTCAACTCGATCCGAGCAACAACCTCAAATTAGTTGAAGATGAGGACAAGGGGCAGAAAGCCTATTACAAGAATAAGCCAATGAAATACATGGATTATATGCAAGAGGTTAGTGACCGTATTGTTCGTAACAAGCAAGGAAAAGGTGCTGATAATTTAGGCTCTTTTTCAGGATTTGGAGTAGGCACACTAAAAAAACCATTCGAGGAGTAAAGTAATGGCAAAAGCAAAGACTTCTAAAAAGGAAAAATCAAAGAAGCCTATAAAATATAAAATAACGAAACCCAAAGGCATAATCTACCGATATGATTTAGGCGAATATGTAAAAATATACGAAGCTAAAGGTTACAAAGTTGAACAGGTAGGTAAATAATGGCAGATTTTAGAGCAAAATCAGTAATTGAAACACTAAACGCATCAACAGGTGTGGGTGGTGAATGGACTGTTTC